GATGGGGTATATCGAAAGTATCGAAGCTTTAAGGCTACTTATAGTATTAATAGATGGATACCATATACTACAATAAATAGAAATACTTCCAGATACAATCTAAGTCATGATTATGGTTTAAGTTGTTAATCTGAAATTTAATACCGGTTATATAAAAAGCCGCTTCTTAATTGAAGCGGCTTTTTCATTAAAATGAATTAGCGACTGTTTTTAATCTTTGATGACTCCTTTCTTTCTCTCCATGGGTATAATGCTTCATTGTAACAACTGTAGTAGTATGAGCTGCCATTTTTGCAGCAGCTTGTATATCTAACAGGGCTGCTGTTTCATCCAGATTCAAATGTTTAAGACTATAAAAATCAGCTGTAATACCTAATGGGATTTTAACCCATCTTTCCCACCTGTTTGTAATTTGACGAGGGCTAATAGATACTTTGCCAGGAATAAGCCCTTTGCTAAATATATAATCATTCTTATCACATACTTTGAGAAGCTCCTCCCAAAAAGGCAAAGCGATGTCTTTAATTGTACGATCAGTCCAATTTGAATTATTACCCTTTAATACCATAATTTTATATTGTTGTCTGACAAGATCAACATCTTTTGCCTGGATCCTCATTAGCTCACTCTCCCTAGCACCTGAATGAAAGAAGATCTGAAGGAATCTCCAGAATGTATAGTTTTTTTCCTTCAGATGTTTGCCAACTAGAATTCTTTGTTCCGGTGTAAGAATTTCTCGACTCTTAACTATATGTTTTTGTTTCTTAATACCAAGTACCGGGTTAACATCAATTGCATCATATTCCATCAGGATATTAAATAACATCATCAAATGTGCTCGGTAATAATTATATTGATTTGCAGACCATTTTTCTTTAATGGTACCTAGATTATCCAGCAGTAATTTGATATGCTTTTTCTTAATCTGGCTAACAGGTAATATATTAAATCGTAAATTTTTTGCGGCTTCCTGAGTGTATTTAATAACAGACCTTATATCAAGAGCGGTTTGGCTTCCGACTTTGATTTTACTTTGTGCAAATACAATGGCCTGACTTAATGGAGTATTGGGTTCAATCTCACTATTTATTGGTACGCTTGTAGTTTTTGTAATGGGGTTATATCCTTCTTTCTGAAGAGCAAAAAGCAATTCTTCTTTTAGGATTTTAATACCACTCCTTCTTTCCTCCAGTGTTTTAAATTTATTTATGCCACCCTTTTTAATCCGGAGTGATCCATAAGGATATTTTTCCTTAAATACCGGATCGAAGAAATAATACTGAATATACCAGTCCTTTTTTGTAGAGGCACCAGCTTTATCCCAATTTGGAGGATAAACAGAAAGATCGCTGCAAGTGCAGCCATTTTGTAATTGTAGCATTTCTATTAACTTTTTTATTAACGATAATAATGCTACAAAGCAAGAGTGTGATAAGAAAAAAAGGTGAAACACTTGCTATGCTTATGTTTCACCTTAGCTCCCAAAACTGGACTTGAACCAGTGACCCTCTGATTAACAGAGCGTTATTGGTATTTTGGAAACTCTATAACTCAAGCCTGTAGCGCATTTTAAAAATTCAAATTCAATCAGATTGCCATTTTTTCATTAACTCTATTAACGAAACTATTAACCCCTTTTTTTGCTGTTTTTGGACTGATTCACCATAAGCTGTATGCCGTCCACGATATCTTCCAACTCGGTTACTCTTTTATCCAAAGCTTCACAAGTAGCTTTAATATCCGCAATACTCATCATTTCACCTTCACCGGTAATAAGCCAATTAGCTGATATCTTGTAATGATCACATAACCTGGCGCATGCTTCAACTGTTACAGAATTCTCACCTGTTGTTTCCCTCAATCGGTTAAGGTTACTGCTTTTAATGCCTACAACATCTCCAAAGGCTTGTGCTGTCACTTTTCCATTACTTCTGTTAGCTAATACTCTATCCATAGCCAGAAGGAAACGCTGCGTAATATGATAGCTGAAGTATTTTTTATCTGTAATGTCGAGCATGGTTATTTATCCAGTCTTTTTAATATCAGTATCAAAGCCGGTATAATTGGAGTTATAAATAATGCTGATAAAAAAAACAGTACTCCATTCTGTTTTAATTTTTTAGCTTCTGCATAAATTTCTAAGCAGCATAACAGATAAAATACTCCAGAAATAGCTAATACAATATCATAAATTGATTCCATAAATTTTAATTTTATTTTGTAGTTAATAATTTAGAAAACACAATAGGGTCAAACCCTTTTTTGTTGCAATATTTTATAAGTTTTTCATAGGTTAAATTAGGGTCTGAATTTGGATAATAATGTTGAGTATCAGAACTGTCATAATGCGTAAACATCAAATTTGAATTATGTACAAGAATTCTCATTCTAATATTTGATTGCTCGTCCTCAGATATTCCAGATTTACAAGAAACAAATAGGATTGTAACTAATACTAATAGCTGTTTCATAAGTCTATTTTTTAGAAACCTCACCTAGTTTACCAGTACAAATATTATTTTTATCAAACTTTAGTTTAATGGCATATTTAGTGGCACTCCAAGTATAAGCCATTCCATCGGTTAACGATTCACTTGTAGATGGGTTTCCAGCTATTGAACTTATTTCATTTAATGACTTACCTGTCATATTGCCAAGTTTGATAAACTTTTTATTTAATGCTGTTGATTGCATTGGTCCAGAAAATCGCTTATAAATTAATGAAATAAGTCCAATTCCTACAACAATTAATGCTAAGTCTCCAATGTCCATAAATGTATATTTTAGATGACGAATTAAGTTCTTTTATTAAGCAAGCCATGAATAAGCCATACGTTTTTTATTTTCTCCTTTGGTATTTCAAAATCATCATAGAATTCATTTTCTGATTTTAAAAGGAAATGACTATTCTCTTTTTTACTTTTCCGAATGTATTTCAGATATCTTCTATTATCAATACATACTATGCCGTATATCTGTCCATATTCTAAATGGCTGGTCCAATCTTCAATCTTAGTTGCAAATACAATACTACCACTTTTTATTGATGGCTCCATACTGTCTCCATAAGCTCTAAATGCTACAGTGCCGGCGAACTCTGGAATATCCATTGTATAAGCCGAATTAATCATTTTGGTGTCATCAAAGAATTCTATTGAGTTTCCGGCTGAAAAATCTGCTTCAGTAAACATTATGGTATCTTTATTTCCGTTTAGTTTTTTAGTTAATAGGGTTTTATGGAATGGTTTAGTTACTAAAAACTCTTTTGGGATTTCATCCCATTCCATTATTACTTCCAAAGACTTACCAAAATAATTTTCAATTATAAGTTTATCTTCATGTCTTGGACCTTGGTCATTTAATTCCCATTTTCTTAAACGCTCAGAGTCAACACCAATAAGGTCTGCAAGCTTCTTAGCAGATATTTTAGCATTGTTTCTAAGTCTCTTTATTTCAGTTCCAAATCCCATAAAATTAAAAATGTGGATAACTTTAATTTGGTAATTATTGGTAATGTTACCAAAACTTCCAATATATTTGCACTACAAATTTACAACAAATAAAAGATATTGAAATGACAATACCAAAAACACAGATTGACGAATGGAAGGAATTACAAACTGCTGATGACTGTGCAAAGATTGCAGGACTAGCAGATGTGCATGAAGAAACTGTAAGAAGAGTATTAAGAGACGGTGAAACTAAAAACTTCGATTTGTTCCTGAAAATTAAGGAATACTACAAGCAAAAAAAAGAACTGATTAATTCAGCAGAATAAATAAACCTGACTATGGGTACCGAAAAACAAATAACTGAAATGATAAACGAATTACGCTTCATAGAGGCTCATTGCCAAACTATAGAGCAAAGATGCTGCAAAGCAAGAGTGAAACTGGAGAAGCTCTCTTCTCCAGCTCCCTCACGGGGGAAAAGTGCTCTTTCGGTAGATCAGGAAAATAAATTGAGGGCTAATGTCAGGAAATCACTTTTTAAATAAAACAATTGTATGCTAAGAGAATTCACAGTAACAAGTTACGATCACAATAATGAGATTGTAAAAAAGCTAAAAGAAAGAATTGAATGGAGTAATTTATCTGTTCAACCAATAACATTCAGCGACATAATAAGTTGGCTTAGAGTTGAATTGGTTCAGGTCAGTACCACCACCGGTATGACATTCAAATTCGATGAAGAAAACAGACATATCACCATCAAGGGTGAACTTGGAAATGTCGTAGCTGCTGTGAAGGAAGAAGTTGAAGCAGATGAAATAAAATCCGTTCGTAAATTTTTAAAAGCATCATAATGACAAAGCAACTATTGATAGACTACACTTTACCTAGTGAGTATAATAAAAAACCGGAACTGGAAGTTCATGTTGTGGCAAATGGAATTGGCAGCATTACTGAAGACGGAAATCCTTGTTTTGAAACAACAATGCTGACTGTTACCCCGGCGCATGGCCTGATGCATATTTCTGACAATATGAAAGTTTTCCATGAAATAAATATTGCCGGATTAAATGCCTATAAGCAATTATTGAAAGCTGCCAAAATCATTTTAAACTAATTATAAAACGATTGTTATGTTAGGAATAAACACCACACCACATCCATCACCGGAACAAATGAATGCTTTTCAAATTGAGCATTACAGGAATCGTGTATTGAATGCTGAATCTGAAGATGCAAAACGTTACGCACTCAGTCAATTGCGATTAATTGACAGGAGAAATAAAAGTGGGTTAACAAAGTCGGGAATGAAGATTTTAAACTAGGATTTATTTTTTAATCATAAAACGCAAAAACAATGCATGTAAAAAAGTTCTACGATGACAATGGTGCCAGTGCACCTGGTCCACAAGTAAGTAATGATGCTCAGAGTGCAACTCCTGAAGCTTCACCTGCACCTGCTCAGGAAGACGTACCTGATGCAACACCAGCAGCAACTCCTGCACAGGATGCTACTCCTGCACAGGTAGAAGAAACTCCTGTAGATGTTACGCCAGCTCCTATTGATGAAGCTCCGGTTCAGGAAGAAAGTTTCGTTGAAAAACTTGAAGACAAGTTGGAAGAAATTGGAGAGGAAATTAAGGAGGGTGTTGAGCATGTAGTTGAAGAAGTGAAGGAATTCTTCAAGGGTGACGATGAAGAAGATGCTGCACAAACGGTTTAGTTTTTTGCTAATGGGTTAGCAATCCCCGGTGTGACTTCGTTGGCTATCCGGGGGCAAAATAGAAGTTCTTTTTAAATAGTTTCATATGGCTTACAACTATCGTTAGATAGCCCATCCGTCTCTACGGCTTGGGGCTTTTAAATGGGGAGTTGACAGAAGTGGATATTGTTGAAATAATTTGAGGTTCGAATCCTCAACTCTCCACAATCAATCGGCACAGCCGGATCGGTGAGCAAAAGGTGAACAGCGACCTTAAAAGGCTGATTAGTTCTTACCATGATCCGAAAGGATTATGAGTTTACCAACGGCTGCCTACTGCATAGGTGGGCAGCAATTTTTTAAAACAAGTAAAAAGTTAAGCTATGAAACGAGCTACTCATTACATAGAAGTTTATAAAAACAGAAACGGTTTAATTAATAATGGTGGAATCATCAGTATAAAGTGGTTTCATTTATTAGGAATAAAAGTAATAGGATGGGAAACCATTGCAATTTTCAGAATAAAATATAAGAAGAATGAAGGCATTACTCAACGCATTGAAAATAACTAATCATCCATACTCCTGGATTTTACCAGTGGTGGTGATTATGGGATTAATATTTTTTACGATTAAATCAATTATAGAATGAATTCAATTCAATTAACACTCCTTTTTGTTGCCCTGATATGGCATACAATTGAAGGAACAAAAGCTAACCAATGGAACAAGAATCACAGGTAATAAAGGAATTAAGGAAAGCCAATTACTATACACATATTGGTAGATACATACATGTTAATCTTGATCAGGGAGTACCGGAATCAGAAATTATAGACTATCTGAAGGATAGCTATAAGGATAATCAATTTGCAACAAAGCTTGCACTTGCTGATGGGATTGAATACTTAGAAAAATTAATATCATGAGTTACGAAAGCTGGCAAGAAGAAAGATTTGGAAATGTACTTGGTAAAGACGACACAATCAACATTTACCATCTGGAAGATAATTACGACAACAACGTAGAAGTTAAAGAAATTGATCATGAAAAATTCATAACTGATATTGAATTTATTGAGTTGGAGAAACTGGAAAATAATTAAAATAAAAAAGCCTCTGGTACCAACAGAGGCAATTAATCACTAATAAATAGTAAATAAAATGAGTACAAATGTAGGAAAAGTTGGCTTAGTTCAAAAATTAGAACAAACAAGCCCATCGCAGATAGTTAATCTGCCAGAAGTTGCTAACAGGTTTAAAGACCTATATGCCATCATGAATGGCGGCAATAATAAGACTGCTGAAATTAAGTACGAGTCTGAAAAATTCCACTTTGCAAAGCTGATTCAGGACAATAAACCATTGCAGGAATGTACAAAGCTTTCTCTGTATGGTTGCTTCCTTGATATGGCAGTTAATGGTTTGTCATTTGACACAGCTATGAAGCACGCCTATGTGGTTGCTTTCGCTAATAATGTAGGTACCAGAGATAATCCTAAGTGGGAAAAGAGAGCAACATTAATGGTGTCAGGTTACGGAGAGCTTCATATCCGTACTGCACAGGGACAAATTAAATACGCTGATAATCCGATCTTAGTGTATGAAGGAGATATGTTTAAGCATGGAACTAAGGATGGTAAAGTATTTCTGGAGCATCTTGCGACATACCCAAGAACATCAGATAACATAATTGCCTGTTATATCAGACTGGAACGTCCCGATTCTACAGTTGATTACAAAGTACTATCCATTGAAGAAATAATGAAGTTAAAGAAGTTCAGCAAGGATCCTAACAGTAAGGCATGGACTGATGGACTGCCAGGAATGGTGCAAGCTAAGACTATCAAACACGCCTTCCGTTCATATCCTAAAGTAAAGCTCGGTCAATTCTCACAACTACAGTCTGAAACTATAGAAGCAGAACCGGAAAGAGTAATTGACTACGGTATTGATGAAACAGAACTTCCACCAGCTAAAGGAACATTTACACCGGTAATGGTTGTAGAGCCTGTTAAGCAACAGCGACCGCAGCCTGTTAATGATGATGATTTCGCAGAACCTGCAGCACGTAATGAAAGCAATTCGGTAAGTCATGAAGATGATGATTTCTAATTTTTAAACAATCAATTTATACAAAATGGAAAATGTTATAGAAAACAATCAGGTAGCAATTATTAATAATTCTATCGAAGTATTCAGGTCAGCACCTGAAATTTTAAAGGCAAATCAGGAGCGTAGCAGAAAAGCACTGATAGTGGGTAAGAGTGTTATAGATCAGTTTGATAGTGCATGGATAATTGAAGATGAAGATCAGAGACTATTAGCACTAGCTGCTGCAGATGAAAGAGCAAATAAGTATCTGGTTAATTGCGGTGCTGCATTAAAAGAGGAAAAGGAAATGAGAGCTGCCATCACACAAATGATGGATGAGTTCAAAAAGATGTTCACTGGTGCTGAAAATGAGATTGATAAGAGTAAGCCAAATACTATTCCTTCTAAGGTTCAGAACTGGAGAGATCAGTATGCAGAGGAGTCTTTTAATATCCGTGAACGCAAAAGAAAAGAAGCTGAACGCATTGCAGCAAAAGCAAAAGAAGCTATTGATATTAAATCCGATGTTTCCAATAGTTATTCCCTTCAGTATAATAATTTCTTACTGGAGCGCAAACAGAATATGTCTAAGAGCTTTAACGCAATTACTCTTGAAAACTTTGAAGAAAAAGAAACTAAATTAAGAGGCGCTGCATTCAATTACAGCTTTGCCCCTTCACTTGCAAGACCTGGTACTTTATTGCATTCTACTACGGAGGTAAGGGAAATTGTCGAATCTGTTATGGAAGAAAAAGCAGACGAGTACATTAATAATTACAAAGCAGAAATGAACCTGTTACGTGATGAAATGATTGATAAGTTGCCATCCAAAAAAGCAGAATTGATTGAGGCTAAAAGATTAGCTGACGAAGCTGCTGCTGCTGTTGAAGCTGCAAGAATAGCAGATGAAAAAAGACAAATGGAAATGGCAAGAGCAAATGCTGCTGAAAAAATAAGACTGGAGGAAGAAAGTCGAATTGCTCAGAAAAAGGAAGCCGAAAGACTTGCTAAGTTAAAAGCAGAGCAGGAAGCAGCTGCAGCAGCACAAAGACAACGTGAGGAAGAAGAAGCGGCACGACTTAAGGCAGAAGCTGAAGAAGCACAAAAGCAAGCTGAACAGAAAGCTGAAATGGAGAAAGCAGGAGCACAAACAATGGTTCTGTTTGAACAGGAAGCAGCTACTGCAGAAACTACTACCAATACTGAAGTAAGACAAGGGTTTGAAATTACAGTACTTCATCAGGCTGCTTATGTACAGATTTTCCAACTATGGTTTGAGAATGAAGGAAAGAACCTGACTATTGATAAGATCGGAAATACTAAGCTTGATCAGATGAAGGCATGGGCTGAGAAATATGCACAAAAGACTAATACCAAGATTGAAAGCAAGTTTATGAGATATGATGATTCATTTAAAGCTGTAAACAGAAAAACTAAGTAACCATGTCAATAACAAAAGGTAAATGGAAGGTTGGAAAATATGGCAGTACCGTTGTTTCTGATACTATTCCTTCAAACTACATAGGTTGTAGCGGTCATGATGATACCGAATATTATGGAGGTTTTCTAATAGGTGAAAGTATTAGTAAAGATGATGCCATAGCTATTGCTAAACTTCCAGAAATCAAATTGATACTAGAAAGGACTTTTCATATCACAAATAATAAAACCAGAGCTGGGTTAAAATTGATTGGAGACATCCAAGAAATATTAAAATACTTATAATGGAGTTAAACTACTACGCAAGGCCGGAGGTTTCCAATTCAGAGCTGGGATGGTTGGAAAAATACTTCTTACCTCAGTCATTTGTGATTGATCTGGAAGCGGCCTTTCGTTTTGGTTCATTACTGGATGCGATGATTACCGAACCAGCATTGGTTGATTATTATAAACTGACTTGTGCTGGCATCCATTATACAAAGGAAGAATTTCAGAAGGCAGAAGCCATGAAGAAAGTATTTTTTGCTGATACATTTTGTAAGTCGTTAGCGGCTCAATGTGAGATGCAGAAGGTTTCCATTAAAAAGGATTGGCCTATTACTTATGAAGGATTCCAGTTCGCTTTAGATGTTCGCTGTAAGTGGGATTTTTTTGCTCCTAAGATTGATTTGTCCGGCGACTTAAAAACTACTGCCTGTACTACCCAGAAGCAATTCGAGGAAAGTATTCTGCATTACAACTATGACAGACAGGCAGCCTGGTATATGGATATTGAAAACAAATCCAACTTCATATTTATTGGAATCAGTAAAGTGAATTACAAGATTTTCAAAGTTCCATTAAAAAGGGGCAGTGCTCTTTACAATAGTGGTAAAGCAAAATATCAGGAATTAGCATTCAGATACTGGTACTTATTTGGTGACTTAAAACTGGCTGCATAATGAGAGAACTTGTAATTGACATGAGTAATAATTCCATCCTTAATATGGACGAATTTAAGCAGCTTTTCTACGGGCTTAAAAATGGAAAATATTACCTGAAACTTAAAGATTATCGTAAGAGAAGTATTCCTCAGAACAGATATTACAGAGGCGTTGTAGTGCCACTGGTAAGAGAAGGATTATATGAAGCTGGTTATGATGAAGTAAAGACTAATGATGATGCTCATGAGGTACTGAAGGGATTGTTTCATAAAAAGAATGTTGTTAATAAACTGACAGGTGATGTGATTACAACTGTATTAAGTACAACTGAGTTTACAATTCCGGAGTTTGAAAAGTACATAGAAACTATTTGCAAGTGGGCTGCAGAATATTTAGGAGTGATTATTCCTGCACCTTATCAGGTTTATGTTGAATATATTGATTGGGTAGATACAATACTGGAAAATGAGGCTTAAAGTAGATATAAGAAGTGTATTTAATCCATCTGAAATATATGGCAGAAGTGGTGAAGAAGTTGAAATAATAAGAGATGGAAACCCATGTATTGTAGAAAATGAAAACGGTAAAAGGTTTCCGGTTTTAAAATCAAATCTTACTGATAAACCAATCGAATTAAAAAAGGAAATTATAACTGTACCTGATGCTACAGTTCAAAATAAAATTAAACGGGGACCGGTATCTAAAAAGGCGGTTTCCATTAATCAAAAAACACTGTTTTAAAATGAATGTAAAAATTAAAAAGGCAAAGATCAAAGACGATCTGTTCTTAGAAGTAGAGTACACTGAAAATTTAGAGGGACACACAAAGAAGGATACTAAGCTATCCTGCACAGTGCCAGTTCATGAAGATTTGAAAGCTTCATTTGAAAAGTTACATAAACACTTAGCCATCCTTTGTGATGAAGTACCAGAGCCAAAGAAGAAAGAGTTTGCAGGTGCTTTATTCCCTGACTTTTCAGCAAGAGGCTTCTCCATCGGTGGCAATGATGAGAATGAAGGTGTTACCATTAGTGGCTCGAAGTCTGGAAAGTATGGTACCGTTAATCTAAATACTCCTTTTAAAAAGTATGAGGATTCGGAGTATCCTTTTATCAGCCAGTTAGGCGAAGATATTGCAGCGGCTGTATATGAAGTGGAGCAATATCTGTTTGAAGGAAAGAGAGCACCGGAACAGCAGTTATCGCTTGAATTTAAAGACGATAACGATGAAAGCATCTAATCTGTTATTATCTCCACAAAAGAAGTACCGGAAAATGTTAGGAATTCTGGACTCGAATGGATTTGTAATACACATAAATCGGGTTGAAGCAAAGCGATTTGAACTTCAGGTAAACTTTCAGATTATCAGGAAGTACAGGAAAAGAGATAGTTGTAATCAGTACATCAAAAAATTATATAATAAAATTAAAGCTGAACAAAATGGCAAAAGCGACAAAAAAAATAGCACAGAAGGAACAAAGTGTTTTGAGTGTAGAGTCTATACCAATGGTGGTGATATTACCCTGCAAAAATCAGCCAAGGAAGTCATTTAATGAAGAATCTATCAAAGAGCTTGCAGATAGTATGGAAGCTAATGGATTATTGCTTCCTATTATTATTCGCCCGGATGCTGATGGATATGAAATTGTTGCAGGGGAACGTAGATACAGAGCTGCTAAGTTACTGAAGTGGGAAACTATACCTGCAATTATTAAAAGTGTATCAGATGAAGAGATGCTGGAGATTCAGGTCCTGGAGAACTTACAACGTGAGGACATAAGTCCTTTGGATGAAGCGGCATCTTTTCAGACACTTCTTAAAAAAGAAAGTATTGAGTGGTTATCCTCTAAGATTCATAAGTCAAAGAAGTATGTTCTCGATAGAATTAAGCTGAATGACTTATGTATGGATGCTAAAATGTATCTTGCTACAGGAGTGTTGCCTTTAGGTCACGCAGTACTGTTATCAAAGATTAAAGAAGAAGATCAGGAAAAGATTTTGAATAATATTATCACTACTCCTTATAATGATAAAGGAGAGAAAGATGGTAGTTTAAGTTTTTGCTATAAAACACATTCAGATTTAAAGTCATTGATCAGCAATTTGTTTACTTCATTTACTAGTGCACCGTTTAGTTTATCCAGTTCAGAATTAATAGACGGTATACCTTCCTGTAATGATTGTGATAAAAGAACTTGTAACCAGAACCTTCTTTTTGGTGACATTACCAGCAATGATAGTTGTACTGATCCTATTTGCTTCAAGAGCAAGTCTGATACTCATATTTCTAATACCTTGAAAGAATTAAAAGAGAAACACGGCAAAGTATATTCTGCTGAATGGGATTCTTATGGTAGTAGTTTTCATAATATCAAGGCAAATGGTCAGAAGTTAATGATGCACGATAAGCCAGTAGAAGGAAGTGTTCCAGTTGTTATTACAAAATCCGCCAATGGATGGCATTCTCAAAAGGTTGGTACAGTAGGATATGTTATTATGCCAGAAAAACAAGAGATTGAAAAGGCTAAAGCTGAAAAACAATCTTCTGGTAATAATATGTCATGGGAGCAAAGACAAAAGCACAAGTTTGATATTGTTATTAAGCCTCGGATTAAAATAATGGCTGAATACTATAACAGCAAAAATTACCAAACTTCAAAAGGTTTTCTGGAGCAACTAATATTTTTCTACTTCACTAATTTGAGAGATAATGAGCTTGCTGCAATGCTGGTAGAATTTGGAGCATTAAATTTAGAAGATGCTGAATATGAAACCATTGATAATGTAGAACGGGAAGTTATATATGCCCATTTGCATGCGTTTATTATTGGCAATAAATCTAATCCTGAAATGCTTGCAGCTCTTGCTTTATTACTTAACAAGGTAGAAGATACCAGCGAAGAAGATAGTGAAGAATTTGAAGAGCCTTCCTGGAATGAAATTACTAAAAAATTAGGATTATAGTATGCTTGATATCCAACCTACACATAATGGATTTGAGGTTTCCTTCCAGTACAAGCCTTGGTTAGTAGCTGCTATCAAACAAATACCCGGAGTAAGATTTAACGGTGGTAAAAAGAACTGGTGGGTACCTGAATCATCCGGTACAGCTTTAATGAATTGGGCTAAAGGTCTGAATGCTAAAGTGGCAGCTACTAAGAAGGTGGAAATCGGAGAAATAGATCCACTTCCGGAATTGACTGTTGAAATTCCTATGAAGAGAACTATGTTTCCTTATCAGGCTAATGGTGTTGCTTATAACCTTATTCATGAACGTGTGATAATTGGAGACGAACCGGGATTAGGAAAGACCGGCCAGAGTATTGCTACTATGCTTGGTGCCGGAGCTAAATGTATTCTGGTAATATGTCCGGCGACATTAAAGGAAAACTGGAAAGTTGAGATTGAACAGAAGTGGACCTGGGATAAAGCAATGATCCTGAATGACAGGGTTAAGACTACATGGCCGCAATACTACAAGGTAGGGATAGTTAAATGGTTCATCATTAATTATGAGAGTCTGAAAAAATTCTTTGTAACTAAAATTGATAAAGTATTCGATGAAAACGGAAAACAAATGCCGCTCAGGCTGAATCATATCCACTTTAATGACAATATCAGTCTGTTCGATGGAATCATCATTGATGAGATTCACCGCTGTAAAGACGGAAAGACTCAGACAAGTAAGTTCTGCATGGGTGTTGCACGTGGTAAAAAATGGGTATTAGGTCTTACAGGAACTCCTGTAATGAATAAACCTAATGATCTTATACCACAGCTCCACATCATTAATCATTTGCAATCTATGGGTGGATACAAATATTTTAATGACCGGTATTGTGATGGTCCAAATGGTTCATCTAATCTGAAGGAACTTAACTACTTTTTGAATAAGCATTGTTTTTACAGAAGACTAAAGAAAGATGTATTAAAAGACCTTCCGGATAAGATCAGATCAGTTATTAAAGTGGATATTACCAATATGCCTGAATACTTAAAGGCAGAAGAACACTTTATTGAATACTTACGGGAGAACCTGAAGAAGAGTGAAGGTGAAATTGACACTGCACTTCGTGGCCAGATCATGGTGCATATTGGAATACTGAAGAAGATTGCAGCCAGAGGAAAGATTGAAGCAATAATTGAAGCTGTTGAGGAAGTGACAGATGCCGGAGAGAAACTGGTATTGTTTGCCTGGCATAAAGAAATAGTGCATGAACTGAAGAAACATTTTCCAAAGGCAGTATCTATTGTAGGTGATGATGATATGGAAACCCGTAACAGATCTGTTTATGAATTCCAGAAGTGTAAAAAATGTGGTGTAAAGTTTGAGGACCATAATAATAGTCATGATTATGTCGGAAGTGATACTGGTTTGATTGTATGTAATATCAAAAGTGGAGGAGTTGGTATTACACTGACAGCAGCATCCAGAGTATATTTTATTGAGTTACCATGGAATAGTGCTCAGTCTGATCAGTGTGAGGATAGATGTCACCGTATCAGCCAGAAGGATAGTGTACAGGCTGGTTTCTTCGTAGGACGTAATACAATAGATGAGTATATCTATGATATTATTGAAAAGAAACGATTGATTGCCAATGAGGTCACCGGTGATGATAGTGCTATCGAAACCAGTGTGATTAATGAATTTATAAATGTATTTACTAAAGATAAGTTTTAAACCCATCAATGAAGGAAGATCAAAACTATATAGAAGTGGTGAAGGCTGTATGGAAGAAGTATCAAAGTTCAATACTTGAACCTAATGACTATTGCTTAATGATGCGTTTAATCGCCATTAGCAACGATGACATGAGTTGGGAGAATTGCTTTTTAAGGAACAACTACGAGTTATCCGGTACTACGAAACTTTCTATGAAACAATTAACCAACTCCCGCAATAAGTTGCAACAGACAGGATTAATATCCTTTGAGCAAAGAAATGGGATTGCTAATTGTAAGTATGAAATTCATTATGATGTCATTTTAGACCTATGCAAAAAAAGCAAAGGTTTGGGAAAGGTTAGGGAAAGGTTAGGGAAAGGTAACGGCATACATAAACTAAACAATACAACTAAACTAAACAATACATCTAAATCTCATTGCGAACCGCAAGCGGTTTCGCCTGAAAAAGATAAAACAGAGTATTGGAAAGTTTTAGTTGATACATGGTTTGATTTTTATTCCAAACATTTCAAAACAGAGGAAGGAAATCCAAAAAAGCCAATTTTTAAAGGATCACAGCAAAAAAACTTAAAGGATATCATTGGCGAGTTAAAAAAAATCTGCATTGAAAATAAATCCGATTGGACACAGGAAAATGCAGTACGGTACCTTGAAAGGTTTTTTGAAAGAGCTTACAATCATGATCAATGGATGAAAACAAATTATGAACTAGGAAACATGCTTTCAAAGTTCAATTCTATCACAGCAAAAAAACAAGAAAATGGAACAATTACAAGACCAAATACAACAGGCAACAATGGGGTTGCAGGTCGTCAACAGTCAACAGTTGGAGGATTACTCCGGGAATTTGGAAAGGACATCGCCAACGCTGACCTGCAGGAATATTCTGAAGGCTAAGCATACTGGTAAAATTCTAAGAGTAATGCCTGAAAAGGAAATTAAGGTACTTACAAAAGGTGCACTGGCAGTAATATCTGTTACTACAGGATTTACACTTCCTGAAACGCATTTTAAAAATGGACTCCCGGATGAGGAAGGAGAGCTGATGTTATCTATCCTGATTGACCAGTTAACCAAAGTTCTGATTGAAAGATACAATACTTTGACTTTTGAAGAGATAAAGTATGCTTTCAGAAATTATGCTGATCAGGTGCAGGATTGGGGTAAACACTTTAATCTGAATTTATTCCATAAAGTAATGAGAATATACCTGGAGTATAGAGCTTTTGCTGTAGATGATGAGGAAAGGATGCTGGAACTACCACCTGAAGAATTAAATAAACCGAATGTAAATGATACCAGACGTGTGATGGTAGAGAATGCATATCAGGATTTCTTATTAGGTTCAACATCATTTATTAGACTTCCGGTTAATGGAATTGATATTCTGATTGATGATAGGGAAATTTTCTTTAAAGAGGAAGAATTCCTTCAGGGTGATCTGATTGAAAGATTTATTGAACCTGCCAGAAGTAAACTAATTGTTCATGCTTCAGAAATACAGGCAAAGGGATGGTTGGAAGAAATTAAAGAATTAAAGACAGATGGAAATATAAAAGTTGAAAACTATGCCCGTAAAATGGCTTTGATGAAAGCGTTCTATGATTTCAAAAAATCTAAGTTTAAAAACATTTATGATATAACTGAAAAATATACCAATGGCAAAAATTAAAATGATAGGTGGAATTGATATTTCAAAGGTTGCACATTTGAATCCTGATTTATCTGTTCCGGATCCATCAAATAAGAAATCTAAGTACAGAAATACTAAAGTGGTTGTTGATGGTATAAAATTCGATTCAGCCAAAGAGGCTAAAAGATACGGAGTTTTAAAATTACTTGAAAAAACAGGTGCTATAAGCCAATTGCGATTACAGGTTGTTTTTGTTATGCAGTCATTTAAATATAAAGCTGATTTTGTTTACTGGGATAATGATGCAGATGTGGAAGTAGTAGAGGATGTAAAGTCAGATATAACAAGAAAGTTGCCAGTTTATCGTATGAAAAAGAAAGCAATGTTTAATGAATTAGGAATTGAAATCAAGGAAGTATAATATGGCATTTGAATATATTGATAAATACACAGACGAGCTTGCTGCAGAATATAAGAAAAGTGGTAGAACTGAATATCTTTTTGCACTTATCAGTTATTATGAAATAGTTCTAAAAGCAGCAAAATTTAAAAGTCAGAGAAAATATTGTGAGTTAGTTATATTTAAAATAGAACCTGCTTACTACAAAGGATACTTTAAAAGAGATCAACCAAAATAAAAATTATGACAAAACAAGAGTTATTTAAAAAGTATTCAATTGAAGAAAAACATAATGTTTGGGAATCAATTGATAGTTGGATGTCTATTGAAATATATAGATTAATGCATAATGGAAACTTACCACCTGAAGGAGATGCTTCTACAAAGTGGATTTTAGAATTCCTTGATAAGATTAAAAATGATGTTCCCTGGTCAGTGAAATATGTAATGAGTAGATCAGATTGGGGAAGTCTTTATTTAACTGCTAAAAGGATGATATATAAACTATCAGATGAAATATTAATTGAAAGTATATGAGTAAAATAAACACTTACAAATGTCAAAACGGACACGAAACAGTTACAGTTGATTTAGTAGAAGGTACTACTCCTATGATGATCAGATGCAAGCAAAAGGATGAAGATGGGAAACATAATTGTACATTATTTGCAAAATCTGGTTTTTATATGGTTGATCAGACTTTAACTCCTGAATATGAATGGTATAAACCAGACAATCTAAAAAAACTAAATCCTGAAGAAAGACAACACGTTAAGTTAGGAGGTTTATTAATAAGAAAAAGGAAAAGCTAACTATTAGCTAACACTTTTTGAAGCGATTGTATATCCGGAAACAAACTTCATCTTAGCCATATAAATATTTAACTATGCAATTCAAATCACATAACGAAATTAAAGCTGCTGCTAAAAAGTATAATGGTCAGGATAAAGAAGATTTACTATTAATTGCTAATTCTGTTAAAAATCAAAATTGGACGGAAGCAAATATGTTTGTAAAAAATCTTGATATAATCATTCGTGATGAGTGTTTCGAAGAAAGACTGGAGGATGCACTTAATCCAAAATATTTATTTTCACTTACAGCTAATGATTTGCTTTGCAAAATTGTAAATGGTGAAATTGATCCTAAAGAATTAGCCTGGTCTGAATTAAGGAACAGAGGATATGATTCTAATGGTAAATGGGTAGGCTTTAAAGATGGAGCATGTAAAAAGCCTTTTTAGATAGTATCTGTCCATATTTGTCCTAAAAATACTCTATTTGATAAATTTATTATCATTTAGAGTATTTTTGTATTATGGCAAAGGCAAAACTTCAGTGGCATATTGAACAACGTGTAGTTAGTGATCTTACCAAATGGGATAAGAATCCACGTAAAATGTCAGATAAAGAACGCAGTGACTTACACAAATCTTTTCAAAAGTTTAATTATGTTGAAGTGATTGTTATTGATACTGACAATAGAATTGTTGGTGGTCATCAGCGTATTACTGAAATGGAGAACTCAAACCGACAGGATGAATTGGTAGATGTCCGGGTACCTAATAGAAAACTATCAGAAAAAGAATTTGAAGAGCTTGCAGTTCGTTTAAATAAGAATCATGGCCAGTGGGATGAAGAGCTGTTGAAACAATTCTTTAATTCAGATGATTTAAAAGATTGGGGATTTGATGAACAGGAGTTGAATAATATCTATGATGATATCGAATTGCAGGAAGATGATTTTAACCTGGAGGAAGAACTGGCTAAGATTGAAACGCCTGAAACTGTCACCGGTGATATGTATTTGCTTGGTGATCATAAGTTGCTTTGTGGTGATAGTACCCTGGAAGAAGATATTCTTAAATTATCCGGTGGAGCTCCTGCAGCAGTTATTTATTGCGATCCTCCTTACAATATTGGTTTGTCATATCATAAAGGCATTAAAGGAAACTCCAATAAGAAAACTTACACCAATAAAGTTTTCAATGATAGCATGAAGGATCAGGATTACCTGGAGTGGATTAAAAACACTATTACCAATGCTTTATTGCTTTCAAACAATAACGTTCATGTGTTCTATTGGTGTGATCCTAAATACATTGGTTTAATTCAGGAAGCTTATAAGCAAACGTCCGTTAAGAACAAAAGCGTTTGTTTCTGGCTGAAGAATCAATTTAATCCTGTTATTCAAATGGCTTTCAACAGAGTTATTGAGCCTTGTATTTATGGTACCATTGGAAAACCACGCCTTAATAAAAACATTCAGAATCTTTCTGAAATACTAAATAAAGAAGTTTCCGGAAGGAATATTCATGAATCTGTTTTGGATATAACTGATTTATGGTTAGCACACCGGGATCAGACAAACGAATATGAACATCCAACACAAAAACCAATTACACTGCATGAAAAACCTTTGAAGCGTTGTTCATCTCCAGGAAGTATTGTTGTTGATTTGTTTGGCGGCAGTGGATCCACTCTGATTTCCTGTGAGCAACTTGGCCGCAAAGCCAGATTAATAGAACAGGATCCTGTTTTCTGTGATGTAATCGTAAAACGTTGGGAAAAGTTTACTGGTAAACAAGCAATAAAAATAACTTCAAATGGCCAAAGCAACAAGTAAAGCAAAAGGTGAAACCAAAAGGAATAAAGATTGGGAAGTTAATAATGAATTGATTTCAGAAGCTTTCTTTAAATCTATTCTTAAAAATAAGAAATTCCCTACTTACCAGGCTATTGCCCGGGAACTAAATCTGAGTGAGAAAACAGTTCGAAGACATTTGCAGGATACTGATATGTTTGAAGACCTGAAAGTTAAAATGAGAGCCATTAAGAACAAAGCAATGCTGACTCTTGCTGTAAAAGCCATTAAAGGTGAAAGCCATCATTGGACAAGATTATTCTTTGAGGTAACAGATGAAATCAAATCAAAGGATAATAACATAACAATTTTCATTAACGGAAAACAAGCTGGTGCCGGTAATTAATATCAATATCGATTATGATAGTGTTTTTCTTCCTGTATATAAGCCACTCCTCACAACTGATGCAAAGCTAAAGTTCATATATGGTGGCAGAGATTCAGGAAAGAGCCGTGATATTGCCCAACGCAAAATAATTGATTGCCTTATAAAGCCTTTCTTCAGGTGTATTCTGATTAAAAAAACTCATGCTTCAATCAAGGATTCTCAGTGGCAACTCATTAAAGATATATGTGAAGAATGGGGTATTGCCCATTTATTTGACTTTAGAACCTCACCATTAGAAATCAGATGTAAAGTAAACGGCAATAAATTCATTTGCCGTGGTATGGATGATCCGGCTAAAATCAAATCTATCAATGAACCTTCAGATGCATGGATAGAGGAAGGGAATCAATTGACAATGGAAGACTGGATTTATATCATTACTACTTTAAGAAGTAATAATGGTCCGGTTGGAATTGAAATGTCTTTCAATACTGAAACGAAAGGAGATTATGAAGACTTCTGGTTATATAAGGAATATTTCAGTCATACTACAGAGAAAAGCTTTACTCATACTAAGACTATTACATTTGGCAGTGAGAAGATTGAAATAAAATATATTGCCATTCATACAACCTACCGGGATAATCCTTATGTAAGCATTGAGCGTAAAGCTTATCACGAAGGATTACAGGTAATGAATTATTACTGGTACAAGGTGTTCACCCTTGGTGAATGGGGTAATGAGGAAAACAATAGTCCATGGTTGTTTGCTTTCAATAGACAAAAACACGTTTCTCCGGTTGAATTATTCGCCAAACGTTCAGATATTCTATATCTCACATGGGATTTTAACCGAAATCCAACTGTCTGTACTGTTATTCAGTGGGACCAGGTTAAACAGGTTGTTTACATTATTGAAGTGATTAAAGTTCCTAATATTGGTACTGAAGGCATTTGTGAAATTGTTAAACAGAAATATCCAGGATTCCTATACGTAGTTACAGGTGACTATTCCGGAGATACAGCATCTTCTTTATATAAAGAACAGATTACAAACTTTTCTTTAATCAAAAAACTGCTGAATCTGAATGATGGCCAGATTAAAATAAGTCCTAATCCAAGACTGGAGAAAAACCAAACTTTGGTTAATACCATTTTCCATAGTTATAATATCCTGATGTGCCCGGTTAAAGCAAAACCAGCTATTTACGATGCTGAAAATGTCAAAAAGCGTGCTGATGGTACCATCGTTAAGGACAACCGTAATGATCCAAGCCAACAGGCCGATGTATTGGATACGATACGTTATTGGTTTAATCAGTTCATGGGTTGGTTTATAAAATAATTTATCTTAAAGAGTGTAATTTTATCTTTATGAGTATATTTGTTTTAAATTTAATGTAATGAGTTGCGAAAAAGGATGTTTTCAACTGCGTGTAAAATGCTGCGATAGTCCAAATATATCAGTAGGACTCACTGCTGAAACCACTTATCAGGTTACAGTTAACAGAGTTGGAAATACTCAGTTTTATAAGCAGGACGTAACTACTGATAGTAATGGAGCTTTCGTTATTGAAAAGGCACCATTTCCGGCCGGCTATTTTGCTTATGGTTTTTTAAATGTAACAATTGCCACTGGTACGGATTACGAAACATTACAACCGATTACTCAAAACGGTATAGAATACAATTGCTTATTACTTGAACTGATAGATATTGAAGAATTATGATAATACAGGCAATCATATTGAGTTTACAGATTACAGCAATTTACATTGTGTTTCAGCAAGGTATGTTGCTTGGTTGGTTGAGGATTGGAGCGGCTAATTTATTGGACGATTCATTTGGCTTCTGTTGTAAAAAAATGAATATAGACAGTCCATTATTGACAGGGAAGAAACTTAGTCTATACATTCAAAAACCTTTATGGGAATGTTTGATGTGTATGTCAAGTGTCTGGACAATAGTGTTGACACATTCATTCAATATTAAATTGATTCTTTTAGTGTGTGGTATAAATTCTTTGATTGATAAATTCTTAGATTATGAAACAAAAGTTGGAGGCTAAAGGATGGGTTATGTTTCATGAATGCAATACGTGTTCCGGGCATAGACAGTTTTTTAAAAATGTGGATTATCCGGATTATGAAATAAGAATCAAGACGAAGAATCAAACGTTCAGTATCCTATTTAAAAATTTAATTGTTGCAGGCCCGTTTTGGGGTTTTCAAATAGAAGAAAAGCTTACTCAATATGTCAAATAACAAAGTCGAAATTAAAACAGGCATTAATCCGAAAGACTTCTTTCCGGATGCAAAGCATATTATCACTTATGGTTTTACCATAGCTGAACGGCACTATTTCCGTTTTGATGATCCGCTGAATACTCCTTATGACAGAGCTTTAAAATGCCTGGTATATTATAAGGAACTTGATATGAATTGCGACCGTGCATTCATCAAGGCTCATACTGAAGCTTTTGATAATGCCTTAAAGCAATCTTCTATAAATATCGATACATTGGTTGAATTAAAGCAATTGAATGATCAGTTGAAACAAAGATTAGAGTTGCCCAAAGAGCCTGATTTGATGTATAAACTGGCATCTGTAGTATTCTTTGATCAACATGAGAATCCATTGGTATATGAATTCAAATATGGAGAGAACAAAATAAAGTTCTGGAAGAAAAATACAACACTTGCTGATTTTTTTTTGCAGAAGCCTTTGCGGGAACTGATTCCATATTTGGAATATGCAGGGGAAAATTTAGAAACGTTTTCCCAGATGACAGAAAAAGCAAATCAGGAACATTTAGACAGGATATTGCCAATGCTATCGGACGTACAGAGGACGATATTGCTAAGCAAATAAACATTGTCGCCGGCACTTTAAACAGTGCAATACTTTCTCACTTAACAATATATGAGTTCTACTGGAATCTGGAAGAGATTATAAAGAGTGCTCATAGACAAAAGACAAAAAATAAATAATGTCGGACGTTGTAATAAATTTTGTTGGTGATACTTCAGGACTTGCACCTGTAGAAGATTCATTAGATGGTATTATTGCTCAGGCAGGAGATGTTGGACAAGCGTGGAAGAAAGCTTCTGATTCAATGAATACTTCCAATAATACCACTGTTGAAAGTTCCACTAAAGTAGTTAAGAGTATTGCTGATATGGCAGCAGCAGCCAAGAATATGGATAAAGCGGTAATTGGAGGTGCTTATAAAGATTATCTTAAACAAATTCAAACTCAGTTAGGACTTACTAATCAGGAGCTCGTTAAATATATCAATACGGCAAAAGCTGCTGCACAACAAAGTATGTTTTCTGCCACTTCACAGGATGAAGCAGATAAAATAGGCGCATCCATTCAGGCAATGAACGAACAGCTTATACAATTGGGGTCATCAGAAGATGATACCGGGAATAAAACTCAATCATTGCGCCAACGAATAAAGGAAGTTAAATTAGAATTAACCGCCATGGCCGATGCTGGTTTACAAGGAACTCCTGCATTTGAAAAATTAAAACAAAAGGGTGGTGATCTTGATAAGCAGATGGTTTCCTTAAACAAAACTATCAGCAATCTTGGTAGTGAGCATAAAAGTGTTGATGGTGTTATTAGTTTAATGACTGGAGTTGCCGGAGGTTTTGCGGCAGCCCAGGGTGCGGCTGCATTATTTGGCGATGAAAATGTGGAAGTACAGAAAGCTTTACAGAAAGTAATGGGAGCAATGGCATTACTTCAGGGAATTCAGCAAATTTCAGAAACGCTTTCTGAAAAGAGTTCAGGTATGTTATTGATTGAAAGCCTGTTAAGAAAAAATGTTGCTACTGCTACAGATGTACAAACAGCTTCACAGGAAGTTAATACTACAACAAAAGAAGGTGGTGTAGCAGCTACTGAAGCTATTGTTTTGGCAGAAGGTGAACAAGCGGTAGCAACTGATACTGCAACCGTAGCGCAAGTTGCTTTAAATACGGCAATGGAATTAAATCCTGCATGGGCTGTTATAGCCGGATTGGTTGCATTGGCTGAGGTTATAGGAATATTCATTTCGATGAATAGAACAGCAGAACAAACTCAGTTAGCTTTAAATGATGCTGTTAAACAGTCAACAGAATATTTGGATATTGATCTTAAAACAATTGATGCTAAAGCAAAAATGAGTGCTGCATTAGATAAACAACGTGGAGCTTCAGCAGTTGAAATGGCAGCACAGGAAGGAAAATATGGCAATGAAAGACTTAAATCTATTAATGCTCAGATTGCAGCTAATGAAACATTACTGGAAAAGGCTAAAGTAACCAATAAAACAACCGGTGAGTATTATCAAAAATTACTGGATACGCAATTAAAGCTTCAATTACAATATTCTTCAGAACGAGAAGCTCTCGAAGTAAAAGCAGTTGAATTCAATAAACTAAAAGCTGACGAAGAATTAAAGAACTTTATTGGATTGCAGGAAGCAAAAGTTTCTGCTACCATTGCCGGAACAGATGCAGAACGTAATCAGCAGATCAATACTATTCGTGCAATTTCAGCGGAGCGGGAAAAGTCTGCAGATTTTATTGCATTAACCGAAGGTGAAAAAGCAAAACAACGTGCAGATGATGACCGTCAGATTCAGGCTTTGAAATTACAAAACTATCAGCATTATCTGAAAGGGAGAACGGATGCGCAGGATGCGCAGGTTGCAGATGCAAAACAAATCATTCTGAAAAATCAGGTAAATAGTATTGAGTCTATAAATGCTATCACAGATGCAGAAATTAAAGCCGAAAAATTGAAGCGTGAGGAAGCTTTATCAAATCCTTCTTTAAATACCGGAGAGCAGGAAAAAATAATTGCAGAATCCAATTTAAGAATAGAGGAATTGGAGAATCAAAAACAATTAAAAATTCTAGAGATCCAAAAATCCGGTATTAGTGCCCAGTTATTATTAGCAGCTAAAGGAAGCGTTGACGAATACAATGCTAAATTAGCCATGATCAATAAAGAACAGGAGATTGAGCTTGCTGCTAAGAAACTTACTCAACAACAGATTGACGAGATCAATGCCAAAGCTGCTAAGGCAAAACATGAGCTATCTGTAGAAGAAAAGCTGATTGAATTAACTGATGAAGGCAATTTACTGGATGCACAGTTGGCATCTTATGGTAAAAATGAAACAAACAAATTAAATATTTCCTTAAACAGACTGGATTCCCAGCTGGATGCTTTTGGAAAAGCAGAAAATAAGAAACTGGAACTGACAATTGCCAGATTAAAAGTTGAAGAATCAAAAGAGATAGCTTCTTCAGATATGAAGTTGTCCACTATTGCAGCAATTATAGCCAAATATAATAAGCAGATACGGGATGCAAATATCGCCAGTATAGAATCCGAGTTAACTGCAAAAATTGGTTTGTTGGAAACTTATACTCATGCCAGCAAAGCAGCCGATCAGGAAATCATTAGTAGTAGCTTGAGTAGTGTCGAAATGAAAATTGCTGCTAATGAAGATTTATTTAAACAGGAAAACGCTATTACTGATTTAAAAGTAGCTGCATTAAAGAAAGAATTAGCAGACAAATTAATATCTGATAAAGAGTATGCATTGAAGTATCAGGGAATTCTTAATGAAGAAAACGACAATGAATTAAAATATAGTAAACAAAGAGTTGCTATTTATCAGGCAGAAATGCAGCAGAAGCTTACTTTAATGAAAGGAGTTTTGGATACAGTGCAAAAAGGTATTGATGCCAGCATGGAGTCTTCCGCTGTAAAAACTGCTTTAACTAATATTATCTCCTCTTATAATGCAATAGGTACTGCAATTAATACTGCTACTGCCAATAATATAGCTTTTCAGGCAAGGCAGGCAGAGATCAATAAAATGGCAGATGATCAGCACAAGAAAGATGCTCAGGCTGCTTTGGATGACCAGAAAGCAATGTCCAAAAAACAGGAGAATATTGCTATATTTAATGCTGCTGTCAGTACTGTTCAGAACACTATCAATCAACTATTTACAGATGAAGCAGCAGCACGTCAAACGGCTTTAACCAATACACTCAATACATTAGAGACTGAGAAAAATGCTGAACTCGATAATAAAAATCTTACTAAAGAACAGATTGCCAATATCAATCAGAAATATGCTGATCTGGAGAAACAGGAAAAAATAAAAGCCTGGAAAGCAGATCAGAAGGCGAAAGAAGAAGAGGCAATTATTAATGGAGCTGTAGCAATTACCAAAACATTTGCTGAGCTTGGTTTTCCGGCCGGTTTATTAATGGCTGGAGTAATAGCAGCTGCCACAGCTATTCAGGTTGCTAAAATTGCAGGAGCTACTCAACCACAGTTCCGTCACGGAGCTATTGATATACAAGGTCCTGGAACAACTACCAGTGATAGTATTCATGCTAAAATCAGTAAAGGAGAATCTGTAATAAAAGCTGATTCAACCGCTAAATGGAAAGATGCACTGGAAGCAATCAATAATGATAAGTTTGAAAGCTATATGGCTAATAATATTTCAAAATTTATTTACCCGCAGGTTCCGGATTTTTTACAGACGGATAGTTCAAAACAAATTGACTATAATAAGTTAGCTGAAGCAGTGGCCAGTAAAATGAAAGGAGTAATTCCTGCTTCCAGTTCAACACATGTGAATATAGATAAAAATGGTATTACGACTATGTTAATCAGCGAGCATAGTAAAACAGAAATTAAAAACAGGTACTTTTCAATGAAGTCATAATATGCTTTGGAATTTTTATATAATAGACAGAAACGGTATTAATCATCCAATAGAAGAACCTGTTGGATGGGATGCCAATACCATTGATTTAAGCAGAGATGAAGATTGGCATGGTATATTTTTTACAGATACTGGTGGTGATTTTAAATTTTACGGAGCTGCCAGAGATTTATTAAAAGCTGAGTATGAGGAATATGGCGTTCAAGGTCAGATGACTTTGGTAATGGAAGAGGATTGTGGTAGTGGATTTGAAGAATTCAATCGTGGTGATTTTATGTTTAAAAACTACGAATATTATTGCGGTGACGAATGTTATGTAAAGATTGCACTGGAAGCCAGTGATGAAACAATGGATTTACGTAACAGAATCAATCAGGTTGTAGATATGGATTCCAATATCGCTTTTGATGGAATTACAACCTTAGATACTTATGCTGCATTATCTACTTCATTAAATCTGCCTTCAAAAGCTATCCTATTACAGGATAAAGCAGAATGGGAAGCAATTCAACCGCAAACGCCAAGTTTAAATGCTGTAGAGCCTGGAGAGTTTGATACATCTGAAGGGAATTATAATGTAGCCTGGTTTAATATCGTTCCACAATTTGAAAAAACTGATTTATCAGAGTTTGGAACATTTGCAACTGATAATTCTCCAAATACTCAATTTGTCTGCGGTGCCTGTTTTTATGATATGACTAAATGTCCGGCATTAGAAAGAGTAGTGCCAGGTAATAATGCTTTTGGGTCGCTGGAATCTAAAATGGTATTATTTGATCCTGATGCTAATACAGCGTTACTATACAATGATTCAACAAACCTGAATAACATTGATCAGGTGCAGACTTTTAACGCTACCGTAAATTTTCAGGCTTCTATTACTCCCGTTTCAGCAGATATCAGAGCATTGTATGTTATAGTGGTAATCAAAAGAATGGATGGAACTTTTGATTATCTTGATAAGGTTAAAATAATTAATGCACAATGGGACGGTACAGACGGAGGCGATATTTCCAGCACTTATTGGGGTGCTCCCGGAATTTATAACTTTTCTCATTCAGGTACTTATTCAAATATAACATTGAATACAGGCGAATATCTTTTCTATGCAATTTGTGGTTTAACAAAATTCATGAATACTGATATTGCATTGGATAAAGATATGTTTACAATTCAATTTACAGGCGGAAATGTTTTATTGCAAGCCTTAAGTAAAACGCCAACAAATATTGCAAAGGTTTATTGCATTAATGAAGTGATCAGCAGAGTTGCAGAAAGTATTACCAATAATAAATTAAAAGCTTATAGTGAATATTTTGGCAGAATAGATAGTCAGCCATATAGTACACCTGCAGACGGTGACGGATCCATGGCCGTAGTTACCGATGGTCTGAGAATACGCAATCAGGAAAACAGATCAATTGCTGTAATTGATTTTGTAACTACTACTCTAACTAATGTATTTTCACTTTGCCTTCAGGACTTATGGGATGGATTAACTCCAATCCATAATATTGGTATGGGAATAGAGCTGGATCCTAACAGACCCGGTTATAATCGGTTACGTGTGGAGAATTGGCAATACTTCTACAATAATTCTGTTGTAATGAGCTGTATTGATATTGGCAATATTTCCAGAAAAGCTTATGAAAAAGAAATTTACAGCACATTTCAATTTGGGTATCAGAAATGGGAGGCAGAAGAGTATAATGGTCTGGATGAATTTCTTACTATGGCAGATTACAGAACAACCCTGAGTGAAGTTTACAACAATTTTGTGCAGACCAGCAAATTCATTGCAAGTGGATATGCTCTGGAAGTCACCAGAAGGAAAACAAACGACAGTACTGACTGGAGATATGATAATGATTGTTTTATTATATGCGTAACCAGATATTTAAAAACAGGAACTGCCAGTGTACAGTTTCAAAGTTTTGCCAGTGAAATTATTTTCAATTTGTCTGCGCCACTTGATGGACCTCCGGTAGTAGGGGATACTATTCAGGTATTAAATGCTACAATCAATACGGGCGTTTATGTGATAGCGGTGGTTTTTAATGATGGCACTGTAAATGTCGGAGGTACTTACCCGGTGAAAGTATCCATTTGGGGTATTTTAACCAACGAGACCGTTGCATCTGGTGAATATGTAATTAATCCGAAAAACGGATTCAGAGTAGAACAGGGAAATATTACTAATCCATTAAATATACTGGATCCTGCAAGTGTTTATAATTACCGTATAAGCCCATTGCGTAATGCAATGCGATGGATGAACAGAATATTTACCAGCTATAAACAGTTCAATTCAAATGCTCAGTTATTATTCACAGACGGGAATGGTAATTATTACGCTCAGGGAGAAATGACTTCACCTATCGCAAGGCTTGAAAATGGAGTGATTTCAGAAAGTCAAACGATCAATTCAGCAATTTATGCTGATTCAGACAATGCAAAACCTATCACACTAGCAGAAAGAATAGAGTTTGATTACCCTATAAACAGCAGAGATTATAAAAATCTTCAATCTAATCCTTATGGCCTTATTTACTTTTCAAATGACTGTGAAGAAGGTTATGGATGGATTGATACTGTAAGCTACAAGCCAGAACAGGGAATAGCAACATTTACTTTAATACCAAAAATGATGTAATTATGCCAACACCAGCTTTTAATATAGTTTCACCTCAGTTCAGCTTTGTCAATTTCAATGCTGTTCCGGCAGTAGAAAAATGTTGCATGGGTGATGATGATGTTTGTCTTCCAGTTATTAATGACAACGATATCGCTTTTCAATTCAGCATTGAGACAGATTCTATTGCTGATGCAGATACTGTTTTTGCAACTGATTTATCACAAATTCAATTGATATTACTGGATGTATCAGGAGTGGTAATTCATAATTTCACTGTTACAGATAGTTTACAATTTGAAAAATACAGAACCGGAACGAATCAGGTAACTTATTTATGGAGAAACCCCTTAAATGGATTAACATCTGGAGCTACTCCATTAATTCAAAATGATATATGCTTTAGTTTTCAGATTTCAGCTACTGTAATCTTTTCTGGTACTTCAGTAAATCAAACTGCAACATCAAACTGTTTTATTCGTAAAAGCGGAGATTGTTTTACTTCAGTACTGGAGTATTATAATGACGATGATTATGCTGATTTTGAATATTGCAATGTTACTAATCCAATTAACCGGATCCGGTTATATTTATATGTAAATCAACCACAATCAAAAGAAGATAAAGCGATTTACAGAAAAAGTAATGGCGTGATCAAACAAACCCGATCGTTAATTACTAAAGAGTATGTTTGTTGGACAGAAAACTATACGGAAGACATTCATGATAAGATTACCGTTATTTTCGGGCATGACAATATAAATATTGAATCTTCTAACTATACGGGTGGTTTAAGTAAGTCGTCTGATTATGTAATTGACTGGAGTGATACCTTCTGCAAAGCAACTGCTACATTTAAAGCACTGGCCACTCCTTATGCAGTTAAGAATAATAATTGCGCAGATTGTGATCCTGTATTATTATGCACAGGACGCACTGTATCTTCAATTGGAATTACAGATTCTTTAGTATCCGGTATAATAAATTATTCGGCTTCATGGATTAATATTGGAGGAATTCCTGAAGCGGGAGATATTATTGAAGTCAGTACCGATGGTATAGTATGGAGTACACCTGCAGGTTTGGTAATGGATTCACCTACATCATGTCATTTCAATACTGGAAGCAGTACAGTTACTTCATTCTATATCAGAATAACACCAAGTTGTGGAACAGGAGATAATGGAATTCCAGTAGTATTTTATTATTCAACCGATTATTCTTCAGTTTTTACAACTGCATCTATAACTACAGATTCATTCATGATTAATACAGCATTTGCTGCTGGAGTAACATGGGATTTAAGCCTTGATGGAGGGTTGACTTATACCGCATCCGGATTGACGTCAACAAATTACACTGTATCCGGATTAACTACCGGAACAACTTATTCAGTTGTAAGAAGAATGCATAGCATTTCAGGAATAATAACAGTATTGGCCCCGGTTAGCGTAACAACATTATAATTATGACAAAAGGAATATTAATACAAGCTTTAGGACACCATAATTACTATCAGATGGCCGTTGTATTAGCTGCCTCCATAAAGGCTAACGATCCTGATATACCTGTTTGTCTGGTTACAGATCACACAGTTGCTATTGCACATGCTAAACTGTTTGATTGGGTAACATTTCCAATAGAAGAAAGTATTACCAATAAAGGTAAGAAAGAATACATAAAAGCTAAACTGTTTATGTATGATTATAGTCCTTTTGATGAAACAATTTTTATGGATGTAGATCAGATTGTTATTAGCGGTAGAAAACTTTCAACTGTTTTTGACGAGCTGAAAGATATCGATATTACATTCAGCAATACAGGTATTGCTAATATAAGCATTTGGGCTAAAATTGAGGAAGTAAAAGAATTATATGGAGATAAACCATTCTGGAATTTTCATAGTGAGTTTGTTTATTTCAAAAAAAATGATGAGGTAAAAAATTATTTTGAGGTTGCAAAAATGGTTTATAACGAAGCAGAAATACAATCTGCATTAAAATTTGCAAACGGATCCATGGCCGATGAATTAGCATTTCAGTGCGCAGCTATGATAACAGGTATTTATCCTCACAAAGAGAATTGGACACCGAACTTCTGGTTTGACAGACACCCTAAACAAGCTTATAAATATCCTTATGAACTCGTTGATAACATCACTTATAGTATTGGTGGTAAATCTAATCCACAACATGTGAAAACCTGTTATAATACACTGGCGAAGGCATACTTCGTGAAACTTGGTTTGCTCAATCCTTATCAGGTGGTTGACAAACGAACTTATTTACCTGAGAGAAGATTAATTTAACATGCCAAAAATTAGCAATGATTTATTACAAACGTACTTTTTAAGTTCTAATCGTCATCCTATTTATCAGGAGACTGTTCATTTATACAACAGTATGAGGATTCACTCGGATGGTGAGTTTCCTGGAGAAATGATATCTAAGAGAAGACCAGGAGAGAATGAGGATATTTTAGAATATCGTAAGCGAACTTATAAAGCTATTACAAAGCTTCCAGTAAGTAAAGTTATCACTTCTTTAAGTAAGATAAGAAGAAGTCCGGATTGGATGCTTGGCTTTGATAAAGAAGCGGTACCCAAAAAAATACCTGCTGAAGAAACGCTGGAATTCTACTGTAACAATAATCTGCCCGGATTTGGTAATATTACAGATTGGGCATTTAATATTTTACTCAAGCAGAATTGTATTGACGCAAATGCGGTTATAGCTGTAATACCCCTGGAGCCTGTCAAGGATAATGAATTTATAAAACCTGTACCTATTATTTTCAACGCAGACCGGGTCCTGGAATTCAGTGTTGAAAAACAAATAGCTATCCTCAAGAGCAAAAAGAAAATCAATTATCTGCTGGATAATGGAGCTATTAATTTCAATCAGGGTGAAAGGTTTTATTATGTAGATAATTTTGAAATAGTTATTTACGATCAGGATAAATCAGGCTTCACACCTGTTTTTCAACAAAGACATAACCTTGGTATCATGCCAGTGTTTAAAGTTAAAGGAGAAGCTTTTATACAGTATGATAATATGGTTGTTAATCGCAGTCGGTTGGATGCAATGATTCCGTTTCTGGATGAGGCTGCCTGTGAATATTCTGATTTGAAAGGAAGTAAAATTCAACATTTATATCCATTGTTCTGGTATTATCAGAATAAAGATTGTAATAAATGTGGTGGGACCGGTAAACACCCCGGAGAGGACAAACCTGTCGAATGTAAAGAATGCAGTGGAACTGGTAAAGTCAAATTTTCTCCTTTTGCTCACTTACAGATTGATCCTGCAGAAATAGGTAAACAAGCCAATCCTATGCCACCTGCAGGTTATATTGAGAGGGATACTAAGATTCTGGAACTACAGGAATCAAGTGTTGATAAAAACAACTTCAAGGCTTTAGCGGCTATCAATATGCAGTTCCTGGATCAGACCCCACTAAATATTAGCGGAGATGCTAAAAATGTAGATAGAGAAGAGCTCAACAATTTTGTTTATAATTTTGCTGAAGATCTGGTAGCGTCAATTGATAAGGTTATTTACTGGATAAATGAATGGAGGTATAGTTATTTAATTCCTGACAAAACAGCCAGAGAGGCAATGTTGCCAAATATTCCGGTACCGCAAAACTTTGATCTGTTACCATCCAGTTATTTGATAGACGAACTGACTAAAGCCCGTGCAAATAATTCAAATCCATTCTTATTGGCAAAACTGGAAGAAGATATTGCAGTCAAAAAATTCTATAATGATCCTCAGTTAGCCGCTATCATAAAATTGTTTTTCGAGTTGGATCCAATTCCTGGAGTAACAATAGAAGAAAAACTTATTCTGATATCCAATAAAGCTATTACTCAACAGGATTTAATATTGAGTAGCTATATGTCGCAGTTTATCAAGAGAGCTATTATTGATAATCCTGATTTTCTTACAATCCCTTATGATGCACAGATGAAAATGCTGAATAAATATGTGGATGAGAAGATGAAAACAAATGATGCTGCACAACAGATTATTGATAATAAAAAACAGCAGGTAATGGAAGAATTACAGCAGCAACAGATTTTACAACAACAGCAGCAACAGCAATCTCAACAGGAAATTCCACCTAATACATTGTAATGGATCAGTCAATTCAGGATATTTTAAAAACAATAGATGACTCTATAGCAAAGTTTCAGGATGCTATTCCAGCTATCCAGAAGGTTATGTATGAAGAGTTACAACCATTAGTAAAGCAACTGGAGGTTAGTAATGGCAAACTATTGAATAATGTCCAGAATTTAAAGTTGCTTGGTTCACTTAAAAACACACTGGAAAAGGTAATTATAAATACTGATTATAAAAATTCAGTTTCAAATTTTATTGATAGCTTTTCGGATGTCAGTAATTTACAAACTGATTATTTTAAACAGTTCAATCAAAAATTTACACCTTCAAAAACATTGCCGATTATTAAGGAATTGGCAATAGAACAAACGGTTAATGATCTGATGGGACAGGGATTAATGAGTAATATTATTGATCCTATTAAAAATATCATTAATCAGAATATAACTACAGGTGGCAATTATGCACAGTTCCAGGAGCAATTACAAAATCATATTCTGAATAATAGTACTGGTGATGGTGCATTAAAGAGATATACCCAGCAGATCACAACAGATGCGATCAATCAATACAATGCTCAATATGCTGAAACGATTGCTCAGGACCTGCAATTTAGCTGGGGAAGGTATGTAGGTAGCAATATTAAAACTACACGTGAATTTTGCCGTTGTTTAACAAAAAAACAATGGGTACATAAAAGTGAATTACCAACAATAATTGAGGGGGATATTGATGGGCACCAATGTAAACTGAGTAAATCAACAGGATTACCAATTGGCATGATTCCAGATACTAATGCTTCTAATTTCAAGATAAGAAGAGGAGGTTATAATTGTGGTCATCAGTTTTTTTGGGTTCCGGATAGTGCCGTTCCGGCAGCTATTAAAGCTGCTTTAGGAAATGATACAAACCCTGTAAAGGCTGCACCTGTAATGCCGTCAATGGTTGATAAAAATAACATAGGTAAACTAGATAAAGTCAGTTTATTCAAAGATGCATTTAAAGAATTTGATTCAGCAGTTAAGTTGCATAAAGAAACTGGTAAAACAAGTTTTGGAACAGATTTGTCTGGAATTGAAAAATATAAACTAACTGAAGAAGAGGGGAAAGTTATTTACACTTATACGACAAATGCACATGATGAAATAAACTCTCAATTATATTCCGGAAACCCATCAGCACCGGTAAAAGAATTTGAAAATTTATTGAATGGTATATTAAATAAATTGCCTGACTATGAAGGGAATGTTGTTAGAAACTATACACCTAAAAATATGACAACGGAAGAGCAATTAAAACAGTACTCTCAAAATATTGGAGGTGTAATTGATTTCGATGGATTTTTATCTACATCAAAAGATCCTGATTTCAACTGGAATCTTAAAATTAAATATTATATCATTTCTAAAACTGGAAAATTAATAGAAAACATATCAGCTCATTCACTTGAACAGGAAGTTTTGTTTAAAACAAAGACAAAATTCATAATTATTAATGTAGAAGATAATAATGTTTATCTGGAAGAAGTTTAATTTTTATTCTTCATTTTCTTTCTTATAGCATTAACTCTTTTTAATTCTTCAGGAGTTAATTCACTATCAGGAATAAATTTTCCGGCACCTGCACTTTGCATTTTGCTTTTCATATTGTCAACAGTAGCTTTTGGCAAATCGGCAAGCGTTTTTATTTTATCTGTCATAATAAATCTTTTACAATTTTACTGGTATCAATTAATATACTGTTATTGTCCCTCCAGTATATACATCCAAAGTATTCACAAGTCCATAATGTTCCTTCATCGCTAAGCTTTGTTTTCCCATCCAACGCCACTTTCATACCAACGCCAACATTATTACAAATTCCAAAAACATCACCAGAATACTTTTCAGCAATTCTATCCCAAGAGACACATGTTTGACAAAATTTACCCGCCATTTATATTTTCATTTTTAAGATAAGCATCTTTTAAAAGTTTGTTCACCGTCTTTTCTAAACTAACTTTTTTACCTAACTTTTTAGTGAACTCTAATTGCTTATCATAAATCAAATCTACAACAGTTTTGTCAATATTCTTTGCATTCAAAAGAATTGCTGTCATTATAATAGTTTTAGCAAATTTAGTAATATTTTTATCTTTAAGAGTATTTATTTATCTAAATGAATATTTTTACAATTCAATAATGAGGTTTAGAAATGGTTTAAGTCCATTCCTCACAACAAATTTTTACTTATAAATTATATTTTATGTCAAAAGTTTTAGTCATCAGAAAACCAGACAAAACAGTTCATTCAGTGCCATTGAGTAATAAATCACGATTATTGGCGTATAATAAAAATCTGCCTGATACTCATAAATGGACTTTTGAAGAAATGGAAGAAGAGCTTGCTTCCAAACTTCCTTTCATTGATGAAAGTTTTGTTTCTGCTGCTGAAGCTATAATAAAGGTGAAGGACCTGGAAGGAACATTAGCTGAAAGACAAGCAGTATTAGATTCCAAAAATGAAGAGCTGGAGACTGCTAATGCAAAACTTGCTGAATTGCAGAAACAACTAGCAGAAACTTCCAGTGCAAAAGAAAAAATTGCTTTAATAAAAGCGGCTAAATCTAAGGAGGAGGTAACTAACATTCTTGGTGATGATACCAGGACTACAGTTGTCGCTGCTGCTAACGATATGATTGCTTCTTTCGAATAAAATATTTAATCCCGATTGTTCAACAACAATAATACTTTTTTATGGCTAAGATAGGTACATTAATAGAGAAACTTTTTAAGAAAGCAGGTATTGATACTACTACTGAAGAATTGAAACCAATATTTGCTTTAGATACTGAAGTATCAGATGATACTATTGGTAAAGTAGATAAGAATCTATTAACTATTGAAGCCGCAAAAAGTAATAGTGAAGTGAATAAAGCTTTACGCCAGTCCATCCTTGGGGTTGCTGACAGCAAAATGGATGAGTTGATTATAGAACTTGGATTGAATCCTGGTGAAGAGTTTGCCAACAATAAGAATACCTATGAAAAGATGGTTCAGCTCACCAAGCTGGCTCTTGAATCAGGCAAAAAAGCTTCCAGCACTTCTAATAAAGATGATTTTGCCAAAAAAGAAGCAGATTATAACAAGCAGCTTAAAGAATTAAAAGATTCAATAACTACTAAAGAGACAGAATTTAAAAATATAAGGGATAACGATCTTACATCGTTTGAACTTCAGAAGATACTGTTAGGTAAAGAGTATGTCTTACCTAAAGAAATGGATACCAATCTTAAAGTTAATACAGCTTTAGGGGCGGTTCAAAACGAACTTTCCAAAAAAGGATTCAGTATTAAACGTAATGAATCCGGTCAATTAGTAATCGTGAACAAAGAAGGGCAACCTGCTTATTCCGATACTAACGAGGCGTTAGAGCCTAACACATTCATAGACGGTGCGCTCGCACAAAACAAGTTGTTGAAAATTAATGATGCCAGTCAACAACAGCAGCAACAGGCATCAAGTGGGGCAACGATTATTCAAAACAATAAAGTTGTAGGCAATTCTGCTATTGTGGCAGAAATTGAAGAGCAACTTAATCAGTTCAAATAATACCACGCCCGGTACTATTTCTTTTTACTTTTTTAATTTTAATTACATGGGATTAGGTTTAGCCAACGCCCTATTGATTGCCTCACGTGAGGCTTTCAGAGGTGCATCGCCAATTGATAAATTGACGACTCCGGGTTATTTACAATATTTACTCGGCAATAATAAGCCGGACATTATAGGTGTCGGCAAAGATGATGGAAGCGGTTATATCCGTGATGTGAAGATTCGTTACAGAAACCGAGGCGTTCCTGGTCAATCTATCACTACTGATGATTGTTCAGTACAGGTACGACCAGCTTATCTTGAGTATGTGGTACCATCTACTTCTTATCGGGCTTTAGGGCTGACATTTGAAGACGATGTTATTGCCAAATTCGAGAAAGACGCATTAGCGCAAATGTCTATAGGTCAGCCGACTATGACAGGTCTTATGAAAGATATTTATGAGGCTATTATTGAACAGGCAAACGGTTTGTTTGCTGATATCAATAACGATCTGTTGTCTGTACAGGTTGCTAATTTTGGATTAAATGTAGTTTCTGGGAGTGCTGCTGCACAAACTGTAAACTTTCCTTTAAATGCTACCACCAATCCTTTGGATTCCGGTATGACAAAAATCATGTCTGATGCCATGGAAAATGAAATTCGTTTAGCTGGTGCCTGCATTATCGGTAGCGGATTGATCAGTAAATACTATTTGCAGCAAAAAGCACAGGTTGACGGGGAAGCTAATTTAAATGGTCAGAATCCTTACAAGCTTGCTTTGCCGAATATGTATTTCGATCCTTATTCTCAGGCTGCATTTGGTGCAGATCAATTTGCATTGATGGAAAAAGATGCAGTTCAGTTTGTAAATCTGTGTAGATTCAGAGGACCAAAAGCCGGACATAGAGGTTCTGACTTCTTCATGACACTTCGCTTACCACTGGTAGATAGTTTGGGTCAGGGTTCAATGGCTTCATTTGAATTTGATGTACAGTTAACCTACAGAACCTGTCCTGAAGAAGTACAGATAGGAGCTGCTGGTAGTGGTAATCCTCCTGTTCTGTTAGGACGTGGCTGGAATATCATTTTGTCATCTTCTTACCAGACAGTATTCATTCCTTCCAATAGCTATGGCGCAGGGGACAGACTGAATAATGTAAATGGTACATTCCGTTATCTGGCTACAAACGTATAATGGATTGCCTTGCAAACAGAATAGGTATATTGGGTTGCGATGCTCCTGCAACTGCTGCTTCAGGTGCTGGTGTTGTGCCGGTAGTTGAAGCTCTGCCAGTTCTTTACATAAATCAACTGCCGGGCATTAATCTTAAAAACATTAATGCCCTGGCTGATGATGAACAGAAAACCTTTTTAGGAGTATGGAATGATGTGGTTTTACGTTCAATGAAAAAGTTTGAAATATTGGTAAAAGCAAAACTGAACCAATGTTATAAAATCACTGATAAAAACATAGTTGCCTGTCTTGTATGTGAGAGAAAAGATTTGTTCGATGTCGCATTGTGGTATCTGCATGGTACTGAATTAATGATTGAACGTACCAGCACTGATACTTTAAGCCGATATACAACAATTGATCTGGATAAAGCTGAAAAGCTGAAATCAGATTTCTTTATTGAATTTCAGGCTGCTTTGGAAGATGCTGTACAAAGTATGAATCCTGCTGATAGCGATTGTATTACTAATTGCCTTCAGTGTAACGGTGTAGTTAAATGGGTAACACAATTGCCATGATAAATGTAACATCAAATATTACTGTAGTTATTCAGGCAAAGCTTGATCAGATTAAAGTTCTGGCTGGTAATCCTGATCCTATATTAAGAACTGTTGCATTGGCTGTATTGCCTGAAATAAAACAGCGTGTTCATATTGATGGTAAAGACAGCTCGGGTTCACAGATTGGAATATATACGCCAGAGTATATGAAAGTGAGGACGGGCAATTTTGATAACAGCGGACGTTTTGTAAAAGGTAAAAACAAAGGTGATGTTAAAGATTCCGGACTGTTTACCAAAGGAGTTAATAAAGGAAATCCACGACCAAAATACAACCGGACAGATGATACTAAAGTCGTTCTTTCATTAACCAGACAAATGGAGAATGATTTGAACGTTGTACAGTCTGATACGGGTTATGGATTAGGTTATTTAAATCCTGATAATTATAAAAAAGCGTTGTGGTGTGAGGAAACGTACAAAAAAACAATACTTACAGAATTAACTAAGGATGAAACTGATTTAGCTAATAATACAGCTACTGAATTTCTTCCTGAATATTTAAAATCTATTGAATAATGCCTTTTTTAAATCAGATAACGAAGTTTATTAATGACGAATTGAAGGCAGGCTCTTTGAATAAAAAAATATTGCAACCGGCTAATTTTTTAGGCTTAAGCACAACTATTGCCAGAAGCAAAAAAGGTAGTGCTATAAATCAGTTAGAAATATTGCCGGCCATCATTAACGAAAATGGGAATGCAGACCCGATTACGCCTGATGACAAATTTGCTATTCAGGTATATCATAAACTGTTAACTAAGGTTTACAGTATTGAGAAAGAAAGTTTCGGAGATAAGTTCTTACTTAAATGCGTTAGTGAGTTAGCAATGGTAGTAATTACAAATAGTAAGATAACCGGCAAAGCGAAAGAAGTTTTGGAACCGGTTGTACTGTTTGGATTGCCACAGAGACTAAGTACGGCTTTGATAGCTGACTTAAAAATTAAAAGCTGTCTGATATATCCAACCACCTCCAACATGGATCACATGCAGGTTTTCGGACAGGAGTTTCCAAGGTCGGATTATTTTCTTAACGAGCAAATGAGTATGTTCTCTTTTCGCTATAAAGTTGAGACCAGATTTTCACAAACTTGCATAGACCAGTGTTTATGCGAATAATTTTCACAAATTAAATTTTCACAAAATGAAATTATCTTTTTTACCTGTTTTACAAATGAGTTCTTATGCAGCTCAATACGGGTGTACAAATGATGCTGTACATACCTGCCATGATTGCCCAGAAGGAAGAGTAAGGGAATTTGGCAGAGTAAGACGAGCAGGATTTATAAAAATTAGCTTTTTAGATACTTTACTGGCTAATCCTATTGATCCTACAATATGGCAGGCTGGTATTATTGCCGGTGCAATAATTGTATTGCCGGAAACTTCCGGTACTTATGATGGTGGAGCTCCTAAAGAGCTAAAGGGGTTTGGTGAGAGAAGAGTTAGTTACGGACCACGTACCATGAAAATGGCTATCAATGATCCTGACTATGCTGATAACTACCATTTCTATAATGAGATCAGTCAGAGAACGGATTTAGTTCCCTTCTTTGGTACCAGCAGTATGATTCGCATATTTGATGAACCTGCGAATATTACTGCAAAGGATCCTGTTGCAGACGATCTGGAAGAAGAAGTAATCTGGAATGTTGACATTGAGGTAATCAGTGTTAATCTTCCGATTATGGTACCTAAAGCTACAATCGATTCAGTGTTTGCCTGTTCAAATTTTTAGGTGGGGGTAACGGTATCCCATCAACACCGTATTATTATTCTTCAGATGATGGAATAGGGGGTGAGCATCTTGATTTCTTTGATGTTAACGGCGACTATCTTTCTATCAACGGATGGCTTATTTATATAAACTAATTTTTATGGCAAACACAATTTTTGATATACCACTGCTTTCATGGAGCGATCTATCATTTGAAAGATGGATTATGACTCACGATTTAGGGCAGCCAGAAGATAGCTCAACTTCTTTGATACGCCTGGATGATTTATGGAGTAACAGATTAGATATAACGAATGGTTACATATATGATATTTTTTCTGTTAAATCAATAGATTGGTATCAGAGACATTTATATACTTGTAACTACCGAAAAACACTTGATTGGCAAAATGGATACGCCTATGTGTATTATGATGAGTCATTAAGTATTGCCTGGTCTAACAGATTTTTATCTGATGGTACATATATGTCTTTAAGATGGGATTCCAGGCTTCTTTATGATACTAGTGAGGAAACTTCTTTAGATTGGAATAATCGTGAATTATTTGATTCATCTCAAAATCAATCTATTGACTGGAATGGTCGCTTGCTATATAATGCTGCTGGCAACAATACAGTTGATTATGATGCAGCAAATCTTCTTGACACCAACGCTTTTGTGTCTGTAGATTGGCAGAACCGTCAACTCTTAAAATCAGATGGAACTGTTGCTTTAGATTGGTCAACTAATAAAGTAAAAACCTGCCTTACTACACTTGTCCAGCTTACTCAAACCGGATCTGGAATTCCAGTGATTACTACTACTCCTGTTAATGAATTGGGGGTTGGTTTAACGCTTGCCAGAACCGGAACAGGAAGCTATATTATAACTTTTGCATCCGGTTTAGATCAATCCAAATTAGCTGTATTTGTTACCCCCACTTCAGGTATTATTAATTGTATTATTTCAGATACACAAATCACAATCAGCACATACACTGTATCGGGTGTTCAATCTGATGAGTTATTAAACAATACACCTTTTAAAATCGAGTATTATATTCTTTAATCATTTATAAATTTCAAGTTTATGTCAGTTAAATTTCAAAACAAGAACATCGTTAGTAAAGCAGCTAGTCCAGTACAACCTGCAGGCGTTACAACAGCTAACGAAAACATCATACTGGTAGCAGATGATGGAAGTCAATCAGTAATTGTAGGAGGTCAGGCAACAGTTAATAACTGGATTGCTTCAGCAACTAACAGAGTAGCTCAAGCTAACAGCGACTTAACCGATTTGCAGGGATTATTAACCTTTCTGCAATCCTAATGAAAGCTATTTATTCTCTCAGTGTGGGGAAGAATGCGAACCGCAACAATGAGTTTTGCGGGTATCGTTGCAAAGAAGAGCTACTGGATGCTTTATTGCTCTCCAGTAGCATCTCTGCAAAGCATTTTGAAAAGGTTGAACTGTATTGTGACACTGAAGCTGCGAATCTTATTAAAGAGGATGGCAGGAATTTTCCATTTGAGATAATAATTAGTCTGGATAGCTTATCATGGTTAAATGAACATCTTTGGGCTTATTCAAAAGTGTTTGTTTATTCCCTTCAAACAGAGCCATTCTGTCATATTGATATTGATGCAATTTTATGGAATGGATTGGCAGAAGAGCTTAAAACAAAGAAGTTCATATTTCAATGTGTAGAGAGATTGGATAATCCAAATTTTGGTTTATATCATACACCGTTTGATGAAGCCAAAAAAATGGGGGCATTACCGGCAGAGATAAAATATAAGCCAGAATTTGCTATGAATATGGCTGTTTTTGCCTGTACAGATGTAAACTATTTATACCTCATTCAGGAATATTATAATGTAGTTGATACTTATGTAAGTCGCATTAATTACAGGATGAACGAGTTCTCTGATATATGGTTTCAGTGTATCGTTTTTGAACAATTATTTATGGTGAATATTCTGGAAGAAGCTTTACTGAGATATGAAACTGACTATGATGTTATTCTGAATGATGATTCATCCGAAAAATGGGAAAAATGCAGATTCACTCATTTTATAGAAAAGTCAAAAAGAGCAGAAAAAAACGTGAGAAGAATAAAAAGAGCATTATTACACTTAGATAAAATTGTAGCCTAAAATGTTTAAAATGAATGAAAGTACATCCTTGATATTTTCCGCAGTTGCAGCTTTAATGACTGCTGTTATTGGTTTCTTTCTGGGACACAGAAAAACAAAAGCCGAAGCTGAAAAAACAGAAGTTGAAACTGTTGAAAAAGCAGTTACTATCTGGAGACAATTAGCCCAGGACCTGAAAAATGAAGTTGCAGAACTAAGAAGCATAGTGGAAGAGCTGAAAGAAGAAAACGATAAATTAAAAAATGAAGTATCTGAATTAAAAAGAAAAAGATTATGAAAACAACATCGCAAATTTTAGCATTGATAATAATATTCATTGCAGCACTGATAATGTTCTGTTCCTGTAATGTAATTAAAAGTAAAACTTCTATTAAGAGTAAGGTTGATTCCGGAAATATTAAACGAGCTGATAGTGTTATATCTGCAAAAAAAGATAGTGTTCATTCAGAACACAAGGAGGTTGATAGCACTAAACAGATTAATAATAATGTTGTTATAGAATTCTATCCGGATTCAAATAATAAGGAAAATAATAAGCCTGTTGAGATTATTACTTCCGGTGACACTACAGAGATCATTCCTGGAGACCGTCCGATTAAGTCTATAACACATAGAAAGAATCAAAAGACTTCTACAAAAAATACTTCAGGTACTTTTTCAGATGTTAATACCGCTTATAAATCTGACAAAACAAGCTATGACAGCAGCTATAAGCGACAGAAGATCATTGAGAAAACAAAGGGCAAGAAAACAAGTAGTGCCGGATTCTGGTTAGTGTTTTCCATAATTTTTATTATAGTAATACTTATTATTTATTGCTATTGCCAGTATAAAAAATCACTTTTTCATCAATTATAAATTTTGTCAAAAATGAATTTCAAAAAAATAAAATATAACCTGCACAAGTTTGACGGATTGTGGTCGGTACCATTAGCATTCTTTGCCTTCTGGTTAATTGGTTTGATACTTACTGAAGGATTTGGTTTTGCGGCCGGTACCTATGATCCCGGATTCGTTCAGCCTTTATTCCTGGCAACTGTAATTGTTATCGGTGCCACTAATGCCGGAGTATTGGGATTGTATTTCACACTCAGGGGATTACATAGATTTCTTTATGGTCAGAAAGATGAAAATGGAGACCTTATAAATTACAGTAAATTAAGATGGAAAAACTTACAGCCATGGCAGATGTTTGTCTTTTCATTGGGTAGTATGTTCTATTTTATCACTGCCATTCTTATTGTTTACTTACATCTAATTTAAAATAAGTACTTTACCATAATTATATTGAATTAATTATTGAATCATTCAGACTATAAACTCTCAAAATTAATACAATATAATTTTAAGTGACTACTTAGCTATGCGAATATCTATTCTACTCATGGTGTTAGCGATTACGCTATCTGCCATCAGCGTAACCTCCGCACAGGTTTCGACAATCAAAAACGAAGGCTTCACGCTTTCGCAGAAAGTGCAAAAAGTATATACATCCCAGATTGGGGTTCGTGAATTAACAGGTCACAATGATGGCATTATGGTTGAAAAGTATCTATGTTCTGTTGGACTGGAGAAAGGTTACCCCTGGTGTGC